TTAACCATCATTCACCGATTGGCTGGATAGAATATGGATGCCATTGCTTAGCGGATTGCGGCGCATCGCATCATCAAGATGGTCAGGGGCAAAGTGTGCATAAGCCATCGTTTGCTCAATCTTTGCATGTCCCAATATTTTGTTTAACGTCAAAATATTCCCCCCGTTAATCATGAAGTGTGCCGCAAAAGTGTGCCGCAATACATGCGTTGCCTGGCCTTTTGGAAGGTCTGGTTTTAACGCCTTGAGCGTTTTGCGGTATTCAACATAATCAACATTAAAAAGCCTGCCTGTGCTTTTGGTTTTCACGTACTCCATTACCTCCGGAGTAACCGGAACGGTGCGGGCCTTTCCGTTTTTGGTCTTGGTAAAGGTTACCTTACCATGCATCATGTTCTGAGCCAGCATGTTTAAAGATTCCCCCCACCTACCGCCTGTACTCAAACAGAGCACCGTAAGGCGTCGCGCATCGCCGGTAACCACTGACAAAAGGGCCTCAATCTCTTGAGTGGTCAGGTAGGACATTTCGGGTTTTTCTTCCTTCAGTGCGGGTATGCCTTTTAGTGGATTCTCTGCATGCAGATCATCAGCTTCAATTAGGACCCGAAAAAGCCCACGCAGCGAGGTCAGATCTCTGTTAACCGTCGATGCCTTTACCCCTTCGTAGAGGCGCTGGCTTCTATACTCAACGATAAAACCCTTATTGACCTTTGAAAGCCTGGGATCATCCATGTCGTTTATCACCCGTTTCAGTTCGCGCTTTCTTTTTTCCCCGTACTTATGGCTTCGTCCCTCCAGCTCCCACCACCTCGCAAGTAGCTCACTTAGCCGCCTGTGATCGGTTGGTTTATCCAGCCAGTCTTTGTCGTGCATATTGCTGATGACATATTTTTCAAAAGCAACAGCATCAGCTTTTTTGTTAAAAATCCGCTGTATACGACGTCCTGTCGCTCCGCGCGGTCTAATATCCACTTTATAGCGTCCACCATCGAGCAGCTTAACGGTCATAGCTGTCACCTCTGGTAAACACATTTTCTGGTGCCACGTAACAGATAGTTACGCGATGATTTTCATAGAGATAAGCAAGAAATATGCTTAGCCAATTTTCTGGTCTGAGGGCTGAGACGTGGTTTCGTCTTGCCCAAAGTGTGCGAGAGCCGGTGCGATTTGACCGGATTCAGGAGCAATCTTTCCGGTCATGAACCATAGGGCATATTTTTCAAATCTCGGGGTATTTAAAATTTTCATCATTACGTCGCCTTTTGGTATTGATTCCCCAGTTTCATAACGCCAAAGCGCATTGTGAGGAATTCCAATAATTTCAGCAGCTTCGTTGCGGCTGGTAATGCGCTCGCTTTCCCTCATGAGCTTGAGGCGTTCACTAATTGGCAAATTCATATTGCGTTTTCCAAATGTATGATCCAAAATTCAAATGCAGACACCGTTTTAGGGGTAAAAAAAGCAGTAATACCCCAAACATGGAGAATATCACATGAAAGATGCAGTTTTGATCGCACTGTTTAAGATTCCAGACCCGATTACCGCTGATGAGTTTTCCCGTCGCACTGGTAAAACGGAGTCAGCAGTCCGCCACATGATGGATCGTCGTTTGCTGCCGATGGTTACAGAACGTGAAGTTCTTGGCTCCGATGGTAGTACTCGCCGCCTTCTCATTCTGTGGAATGAGTGGCTGGAAATGGTTCACGAAGCCACTTCGAAACTTCCCCCTGAGCGCCAGGACTGGCGGGCAGGTTGGATTAAAAAAGCTAGCAAGCTTGCAAGCGACATGGGCGTGAACATGTTCAGTGGTGGGGGAGCAGCATGAATATTTCCACTAAAGAGGCAATGACGGACTGTGCACTAATAATCGTGGGAACGTGCATTTCTTCGATTGCCATTGCGCTAATAATAAAATTCATCACGACTTTTATTTACTAAGGGCTGGCAAGAATGAATAAACGCTACTCACAGCATGGCAAGTGCGCGGGAAACATTCGCATCACATCCCACGATAGCTTGCCGAAAGTCACCTGGATAAATAAGCACGCCGGAATTTGTTGCGGCTTCACCATCCGTGTATTACCGCGCAGGGTAGGTAAGAAGCGTTATCAAATTATGAAAGATGGTGATTCTTTCGGAATTGACTTTGCTTTATCGGAAGCACGCAAAACGATAGATCGCATTATTACCAATCACCGCTTTATTAATCATTGGGAGAACGGGAAATGAAACGCCTTTATGCTGAGCAGATTAATAAAATGCTGGAAGATTATTATTTCAATCTGGAAAACAACCCGCAAGGCCGTGAGTCGCATTACGGTGTATTAGCCAGTGGCGTCCAGCATATTTATGGTGCCGCCTTCTGCATGAATGATGACGACGCACTTAGTGATCTGCGCCCGTTCGTTAGCGCGATCATGAATGGCGAGATACCGTCTCCAGCCGCGATAGAGCTTGCTGTATGAGTATCTTCAGCGAAGATAGAACATCATGGGAACGTGAAATGCTGATCCGCGAGGCGATAGAAAACGCTGAGCAGGGTTTCACTGTCCACCTGAGAAATGGTGCGCGTATTACTGTCAGCTCTAACAGCCCGTCGATTGACTTAATTATTTACGGTCTGGAAAAAACCATTCGCGGTAATCATGAGCGCGCACGAATGACCTTTATTGATTTTATGTATTACTGGCACGAAAGGTTATTCAAGCAGGTTAAAAGAAAGTCGCGCCCTAACCACTAATTAACCAGCATTAAAAATAACGGCATTCATTTTGCCGGGGATTCGTTTTGCCTTTTTCAGGAGGTCGCATGTCGATCACGTCAATAAAACTGGATGGCGGAATAAGCGATCCGGAGTTTGTGGAAATAAGCGCCAACGCTCGGAAGCACGAACGCGCTCACCTTCTGGGCCTGCTGCGTATTTTCATCGGTCAGCTGAAAAAGGAAAGCGCTACCCCGGAAGAAATTTATTCATCAGTCGAGCGGTGGATTGATAGCCGCGAATTACCAATCAGCGAGGGCAACAAGCAATGAACCACTTAATGATCGATATTGAAGCGCTCAGCACCCAACCGAATGCAGTGATTTGCGCGATTGGCGCGGTTTTCTTCGAACCGTCAAACGGGAAAATCGGCCCGTCGTTCTATCAGACCATTGATCCGCGCACCTCTCAGAATCGCGGCGCTCATATCTCCGCCGATACGGTGATGTGGTGGCTCAGGCAGGATAAAGAACCTATTAGCGAGCTGGTAGGCGCGAAGTCGCATGAAATTGAGGTGATGCTGGGTTTCGCCAGATTCATTGAAGGCGCGTTCCCTGAAACCACGAAAAAGAATCTGAAGGTGTGGTGCAAGGGCGGTTCGTTTGACTTTCCGATCCTCAAATCTGCATTCGAGCGCTCATCGCTCGAAGGCGTTTCCATGCTGCCGTGGATTTACTGGAATGAATGCTGCTTCCGCTCGCTGCTTACGGTGGCTGGTGCTATCGGCTACGCCCCCCACCCGCGACGCTCAGTTGCGCACAACGCTTTAACCGACGCCGTCTATCAGGCCGAGCAGGTTTGCGAGATCTGGCAGCGCCTTACCACTCCACAACTCGAATCACTCTGAGGGCGAGGCAATGATTAAATCACCCATCAAATGGGCGGGGGGTAAAACCCGCGTCATGCCAGAGCTGCTGAAACATCTGCCGAAAGCTGATTGCCTGATTGAGCCATTCGTTGGCAGCGGCACGGTATTCATGAACACGGAATACCGTCGCTATGTGCTTTGCGACAGCAATCGCGCGCTGATCAACTTCTTTCGTATGCTGACTTCCAACACCGAGAGACTGATCGACACCGCGCGCAGAATGTTTCTGGATGGCAATAACGAAGAGCAGTATTACAAGCGCCGGGCGCTATTTAACTCCATGCAGTGGAGCGACACAGGCAAAGCCGATACCGCTTTGCTGTACGCCGCTTTGTTTTTGTACCTGAACCGCCATTGCTTTAACGGGGTATATCGCGTCAATCAGAAGGGTGATCATAACGTCCCGTTTGGGAAATATGCCGCACCTTACTTTCCGGCCGATGAGATGCACGGCTTTGCTGAAAAGGCCAACGACACAAAAGCCATTTTCATTGATGGCGATTTTAGTCACGTCATCCCTGACGTTATGCAGCTGACGTACGACGCAGTTATTTACTGCGACCCCCCTACATCCCGGCCAGCAAAACCGCCAATTTCACCACCTACGGCAAGCCGTTTACCCTGGACGATCATCGCGCCCTGGTTGCAACCCTGCTCGATGCTCATCGCCAGCATGGCACCCGCTCGGTTATCTCCAACAGCGATACCCCGGAAACCCGCGAAATCTATTCCGCTTTCAATCTCCATGCCTTCAGTGTTCGCCGCTCTGTCAGCGCCAAAAGCCGCGACATGGCCGGTGAAGTGATCGGCGTACTTCCTGATTCCGCCGATTGCTACACGCGCAGCTGCGCTAGCTGCGAAGACGTCGAGGAATGCTTAGCGCCGACAGCGATTTGGATCGGGGTTGATATGGCCGCCGGCTTCGATAACGGGGAGCCATTCTGATGAGCCAGATTGATGCCGTTGTTACTCGGGTGATCGAGTACTGGCCGATTGGCGACTTCTGGATGGTGGAAGTGGAGGTGATGGTCGATGGCCAGTACCTCCGCACTGATATCTCCGCGAGCACAAAACGCGAGGCCCGCGCTATTCAGCTTGGCGACACCGTGCTGATACCGGTTGTGAGTCTGGATAGCGACTTTGCCGATGAAGATGAATTGCCATTCTGAGGACCTGCAGATGAACAAAGAAATCAATTCTCGCCCGTTCTGGCGAAACCTCGTGATCTGCTGCGTGCTGTGCTCGCTGCTTTTTTGGTTGCCGATGGGCTATCTCGCTTTTCGTGTTGGCTCTGTGATGTGGGAGGTGCTGTGGTCGCTTATTACAACGAAATAGATCCGTACGCGGCCCAATGGCTACGCAACCTTATCGACGCCGGCCATATTGCGCCTGGCGTCGTTGATACCCGCTCAATTGAGGATGTCACCCCAAATGACCTTAAAGGATTCACACAGTGCCATTTCTTCGCCGGAATCGGTGGATGGTCGCTCGCACTGCGTCGGGCAGGTTGGCCAGATAGTCGCCCGGCATGGTCAGCATCATGCCCATGCCAGCCTTTCAGCCAGGCAGGCAGAAAAAAAGGATTTACTGACGAGCGGCACCTATGGCCCGCCGCACATTGGCTTGTCGGCCAGCGCCGCCCTGTCGTGGTCTTTGGCGAGCAATCTGGCAGCGCTGACGCGAATGACTGGATCGACCTTGTACAGGCTGACGTGGAAGCCCTGGGCTATGCATTCGGGGCGGTTGCGTTTCCGTCTGCGAGCGTCGGTGCGCCGCACCAGCGAGACCGTGCGTATTGGGTGGCCGACGCCTCTCGCGAACAATGGGAAGGGCGCGGGGAATTTCAACCGACAGGGGGGGTAAACCTTCAGACAGCAGCGTTATTAACTGGCTGGCCGACGCCGGCCGCGAACGAATTCGAACCGAAAGACTTGCAAAAGCTTTTGGAGAGAAGGGAGAAATACTCGACCAAATATGGAAACAACGGGTTCGGCCTGACGCTGGGGCAGTCAGTGCATCTGCTGGCAGGCTGGCCCACGCCAACGACAATCGACAACAATCAGATTGCGGGGCAGGGTGCGGCGGCCAATGCACCAAAGCGCGGGACGACGCTGGGCGGCGCTGCCAGACTGGCAGCATGGCCGACTCCGACAGCCACGGACGGAAAAGGCGGCTATCAGGGCGGGCGGATCCGCAACGGAAAACTATCAACGGACAGGCTGGATGTGGCTGCGCAGATTGCGGGGCCGGCCCGGTTAACAGTTTCTGGAGTGATGCTGATTGGCTCCATTGCCAGGATGGAAAGTGGCGGCCAGTTAGACCCGGATCATTCCCGTTGGCTAATGGGGTTCCCGCCAGAGTGGGAAGACTGCGCGCCTACGGAAACGCTATCAACATTGAAGCGGCGGCAGCGTTCATAAAATCCTACATGGCAGCGGTGGATCATGTCTGATTCCACCGCTTTGGCATGGAGCTGGAACGCCAAACGGCAGGCTATTAACCCCAATAGCGTTGCAGATTCTGCGATTGAGTATCTCACCCCGAAAGGCGAGCGGAAGAAGCTCGCCTATGCGGATTTGGTCGATACCGTTTATCGCACCCCCATGCGCCCGCGCGAAGGTGCCGCCCGGGAAGCATTCGACCGCAAAGGCCGAGCCCAATACCTGCGCCGCCGGGTTCAGACTCTACCGGCGTTTATCCGCAAGCGGTTCTCTCAGCGACTGGAGTCGCTGGAGAGCCAGGACCCAAAAGAGGCTGTACGCTGGTTGTTCAGCACGTTTGAGCGCCATGTGTTGCGTCGCGTTGATGCGGTAAACGCCCAATACCTGCCACAAAGCAACCTCCCGGCTATCCTTTTCCCGCTGCGCGATGATTTTCACTTACTGCCGTGGGCTGACAAAAAACGCCTGAAACGACTGGCTTATAAACTCGCAAACCTGATGAAAAGCGAGTTTATGCGCGAGTTTGATTTTCAGTACGAGAAAACCGCCGATGTAGAGTTTTCCACAATCTATGCGTATGGCGCGATCGCCAGTAAGGCGATGACACTCAATATCGCGATCCCTGGCTGGGTTCGGTACTGCGAAGAGGAGCTGGAAGCCGAAGAGGCGCTGCGTGCCGTTGCGCGCCTTCAGTCGGAAAAGTGGTGGTTAGGTAAAATCCGCAGAATCCATGACTGTTGGCGAGAACATCTCATGATAGCCGCGGGCTACGTCAGTAAAGTTGCGTCGCCATATTGTTCTGATCCGTGCTTCAAGGAATGGATGGCCCAGAAAAAAGCGAACTTCGAATACCTTCAGGCTATGGAGCTGGAAGATCAGGCCACCGGTGAGCGCAGCTCTTTACTGGACAAGGTCATGGGTAGCACGTCCAACCCCAAAAACGCCCGCGCCGAGCTGATGGTGCGCATGCGCGGGTTTGAGGACATGGCAACCGAAATGGGTTTGGTCGGCATGTTCTATACGCTAACCGCGCCGTCTCGTTATCACTCCACGCACGTAAAATCGGGCAAGCGCAACGACAAATATCGCGACGCTGGCCCGCGCCAGACGCAGAAATACCTTTGCAAAGTCTGGGCGCGAGTCCGCGCTAAATGGGGACGCGAGGGTATTCGTACTTTCGGCTTTCGTGTCGCCGAGCCGCACCACGACGCAACCCCACACTGGCACCTGTTGTTATTCCTGCGCCCGGAAGAGGTGGAATATGCAACGGCTATTTTCCGCAAACATGCACTGAAAGAGGACGGCAACGAGCCGGGGGCGCAGGAGCACCGCTTTACCGTTACGCCGATTGATGAAAAATTTGGATCGGCAACGGGCTATATCGCGAAATACATTTCGAAAAATATCGACGGCTACGGCATGGACGGCGAGTTAGACGATGAATCAGGCCAGTCCGTCAAAGAGATGGCAAAGCGCGTGCGCGCGTGGGCGTCGCGCTGGAATATCCGCCAGTTTCAGCAGATCGGCGGCGCCCCCGTGACCACTTGGCGCGAGCTGCGCCGGTTAGGTAACTGCGAGCTGGTTCTACATCCCGAGATCGAAGAGGCTCGCGCAGCTGCTGACGCGGCGGACTGGCCGGGGTACACCAACGCCCAGGGCGGCCCGTTGGTGCCTCGTGACTGCCTGCGCGTTCGTCTCAGCTACGAATACACCGAGGAGGGCAATGATTATGGTGACACGGTCGCCAAAATAACCGGTGTCTATTGCCCTCTCACCATCCGTGAATCCGTCATTTTTACCCGTACCACCGAATACAAAATTGTGCCGAAGCGCAAGCCGTCGCCGGTCGAGAATTTGACCTTAGAAGGCCGCGCAGCGGCCCCTCGGAGTTCTGTCAATAACTGTACGGGGCGCGCCGAATCGGACAAAAAACCGCCGTCAGAAACGGCGGTGTCAGCTGATAAAACCGTGCCAGAAGACAGTTCAGCGACAGAACTTCCGCTGAATATCGATGTTTTGAGGCGATATTCACGCCAGCAAAGGCAGGAAATCACCAGCCGGATCAGAAAATCCGCCCGCGAAAGCTCAGATCAAGCCTTCACGCGCACCGCGCGCGGCCTGCGCACGGCGATTGATGATGAAACCGCGCTGGCATGGGGGCCAAAAGTTACCGCCGCGAAAGATATGAGCCTGACGCCGGAAGAGGCGGAACGCCGCTGGCGCGAACAGCTGCGGATCGAGGCAGAGCGCCGCGCGGATAACTACGCCGCCGCGGTTGCGGAATATCAGAAGAAAAAGACCGAAGCCGCATTGCGCCAGGCGCAGCAACAGGAATCGACGCAAAAACACAGCATCTCCGAAGAGGTGATCGCCAGCATCGGCGCCCAGCTCCGGGACTGTCGGATTTTCGTCAGTGATGAAGTTGTGCGGTCAGTCGCTGGCGGCGCCCGCGTTCGCTACGGTGGCGATCTGCTCGCGGCGGACAATGGCCGGTTGCGTGAAGTGAAGGTGTGGCGGGCAGGTGAGAAAGATAAACCAACTTCCGAATATATGGCGATAAACAGCCTGGTTAAACGCTGGAAAAAAGCCACTAAATGCAGAGTTAAGAATAATATGTAGCGATTATGGTTTATTCTTTTCTATCATCGTCAAGGCTTACTCCAAGCTCTTTTAGTTGCCGCTCAAGTTGGGCCTTGGTTGATGAGTATACGGCATGATCTTTTAGCTCTACGAGTTCGGAGAATTTTTTCGGCGCAGTGTCATAGTGTGGTTTTTTTGCATGGTGATCTTGGGATTTATTGTGGCGTGTTAAGGCTTCCCATGAAGATTTAACAAGGGCGATAACAATAAAAAGAGCGAAAAAAGATGAGGTTATCGGGATGATTACGCTGAGGAGGGCATTTCCCGCTACATAACAAACAATCAAGCCGACAATAGCAGATAACGCAAGCGCTATTAGCGCCGCTATTTCTTTAAATTTCATAAAAATTACCTAGTGTCAAAATGATATTTAGTCGGGATGCACGAATGATAATAGCATTATTCATTTTGCGCAAAAGCGCACAAATTTGCACAATTTTTGAAACGGCGTTTTTGCTGCGCCGCCCCAGCACTGGCGGGGCTGGGCGGTCTGCACAAACTGCACAAAAAGAGGTTGGTTTAGCGCGCAGGCGAGGCGGGGGAGTAAGCGCGCGCTTTGGGGGTAGGGAAGGGGTCGATACACTTCACCAGAAGCCGCCTGACGGGCGCGCACTTTCGCGGTGCATCCGGCGAGCACGCAGGCAAAAGCACGCCAGAATGGCGCTGGCTGCGTCTGGTTGGGGATATGACATTGAGGTGTTGCGGGGTGGCCGACATGGCCGGGAATGATGGTGCTGCTGGCCGGTACCGCACCGCCGGGAATGGCAGTGCGGTACCTTCAGATCACTTCGGGGTTTCCAGCAGGGCGTAAGGGTTGAAGCGGATCACTTCTTCGCCTAGCCAGTCGTTAACATGCTTCATCGCTTCCATCACCGGCGTCAGCTCGTTGACCGCAAAAACTCTCGCCGCCTTCTCGACGTCGCCGAATGATCCGTTACCTTCCGGGATGGCACCCATCAGCTGCGGCGGAACACGGTGAGCCGCGAGCATGTCGTCACGCGTGGAGGATTTCACGCCGACAAACTCATCCTTCGCTGATATCTGGCTGAACGGCAGGATCTGCACGGCATCCTTGCCGACACCGGGCGCACTCAGCAGGATGTTTTTAAATGCCCCGCCGCGCCGTGTATCGGTCAATGTCTTCTTCAGGTTCTCCAGGCTTTCCCCGTCAGCCACTGCGCTGCTGACGTAGACAATACAACCGGCATGCGATCCGTTGTCGTAATACAGCTTGCGGAACTTGTCGGCAGAGTGGGCCAGGTTCGCCGACAGCAGACCGGCGAAGTACTCCGGCATGCCGTAGATCTCCTGGTGAATATCCGGGTTGATCACATGGCATACCGAACCGGTTTCGAACTGGTGATCATCGAGGCCGGACTGAATAAACCAGTAGGTATCGAGGTCAGAACCACGCCGGGTGTACTTCGCCAGTGAGTTACGAAACCCAATCGGCCCACGCAGGATGTTGCGGCGCATCTCAAGGTACGCGTTACCGAACACAAACCAGTCGAGCGCAAAGGCCGAGAACGCCTGACGCGACAACAGCCTGTGCGGGATGAAGCACCCGGCCAGCACGTTGCGCTTGAAGAACAGCGCCGACTGGTGCCAGCTCGCATATCCAAACTGGCGGGCCAGCCCGTACCAGCTGATCGGCGTCTCGTAGTACCGGCCATTGTTGGCGCAGTACATGTTATCCAGCAGGTCATGAGCACCGGTCACCGGCCACGGGCCATCAAACGTGAACGCGCTCAGGCCCGGCGCCGACTTCAGTGCGTCGGCGAGGTCGGCTTGCTCCCGGGCATACTGCCTGCCGCGCGGGGATTTTCGTCTGCTCATCAGTACTCCATAACAGTCATAGTGTTGCCGCCTTCCTGACCCAGCGGCTCGTTAACGGTGGCGAGCATGGTCGCCCAGGCGAGATCGCCGTGACTCACACCACGGGCGCGGTCGGTATCGTAGGTGATGACGCCACCGGGCGTGACCACCTTGCGTACAGCACAGAAAGCAGTAATTAGGTCATATTCGCCACGGTCATACTCCCAGCGGCCAGCGCGTATCAGTTGCAGCATTTTCAGTACCAGCATGCGCTTGCTGGCTGGCGAGAACTGGTAGCACACCGCCGCCGGAAAGCGTTTCTTCACAAGTTGGTACACCGCCTCACCAATACCGCTGCCGTCAATGCCGATGTGCTGGACGTTGTAGCGCGTGAGCATGCTGATAATCATGGCGGCCTGCGCCTCAAACTCCATGCCGCGCACGCGAATGGTTTCAATAGTGCGAAACTTTCCGCCGGGGATCAGTGGCGCTGCATTGACAGAGATGGCCCCGCTGTCGCCTTTGCCGCTGGATCCATTGGGGTCGTAGCCGATCCATACCGGACGATCGGCCACTGGTCGCATGGCGTAAGGTTTCCAGTCCGGCCACTCGTCGTAACCATCTGCACCGCAGCTCAGCAGTATGTTGTAGTCAAAGGCCGTTTCGCCGTTCTTGATGAAGGTACAGGCGTAGAGGTTGTCGTACTCTTCCGGGCTATTTTCCTCACGGATTTCGTCAATATCAGTCAAATCCCAGCCGTGATCGACCGCATCCTGCAGCGTGACTATTTGTCGCCAGATTTTATCCGGACACATCAGCCCACTGTTAAGCGTCTTCCAGGACGTGTCAAACTCCACGCGCTTACCGTGGCTGCGGCCCTTGTTGAAGGCCTCACCCGACCAGAAGGGGTACGCTTCGTGGCTCTCTGCCGATGGTGTAGAGAAGTAGGTGCGCGTTAAACCCTTCAGGGTTGCCATTGCACCGGCCACTTTCTTCAGGTTCGCGAACTGCCCGACCCAGAAAAACTCATCAAAGTACAGATTGCCGGTGTACGACTGTGCAGTTGCCGCCGACGTGCCGAGAAAGTGCAGCTCCGCGCCGTTGAACAGCTGGATCATGTCGCCGCCCTTCAGCTCAACATCAACTTCAGCGGCAGCGGCGCGAATAAAGCTGCGGAACTGGTACGCCTGGCGACGGCTGGCCGACAGGAATATCTGGTTGAGCTGATGCTTGTACTTCACGTCGTCAGACAGCGCGCGCAACAGTGCTTCGCGGGCAAAGTACCAGGTCGCACCAATCTGACGGCTTTTCAGGATGGCACGGTTACGGTGGTGATGGTTTTCATACCAGGTTTTCTGATGCCAGTGCAGCGAGTCGATGATGCTGGCACGCAGCGCGGAGATCTGCGCCTCTGAAAAGAAGTTTTGTTTCTTGCGGATCTTCTTCTTCGGCTGCGTCACTGGCGTGCCGTTATCCAGCTTTTTGAGCTGTCGTGTCAGCAGGTCAATTTCCTTGAAGTCACCCCCGGTCTTTGTGTCCTTACTGGTGAGCTGGATCAGTCGTGCATCAATGGACGTCGTGACACGCTGGATCGGCGGCGTGGTGTCCCACTCATCGCGCTTTTTCCATGAGTAAACCGTGTTCTGATTGATACCCATCAGGCGTGCGATCTCCGCTGGCGGGTATCCCTGCCAGTAGAGCTGCCGCGCCCGGTGCATGATGAATGCTTCTTCAATCGCCATTTGTCCTCCTCGCTTCCTGCCGGGGAGATTAACCCGCGCGCGCGTGCCCTTTCGCCCGCTTTTGGTTGTGGCAATACCCTCACAACAACAACGCGTTGAGCGCGTACGTCAGCCCCTGCCATCATCACCGGGAACTCAAAAACCAGCGAGTAAACGAACATGGCAGGCACAGCTAAACCCCGTAAGAAGTTTCGCGTTGCCGTCTCCGGGAATACCGTGGATGGCCGCGAAATTCAGCCGCAACACCTCCGCGATGCGGCGGCGAACTACAGTCCGGAGGTGTACGGCGCACGCGTCAACATTGAGCACTATCTCTCTATGTTTCCGGGTAGCGATTTTGGCGCAATGGGAGATGTGGTAGCACTCAGCACCGAAGACATTACCGATGGCCCGTTAGCCGGGCGAACGGCGCTTTATGCTGAGATCGAACCATCTGATCGCATGGTGCAGATGACCAATAAAGGCCAGAAGGTCTACTCCAGCATTGAGCTGCATCCGCAGTTCGCTCTTAACGGTAAAGCCTATGTTGTCGGGCTGGCAATGACTGACACCCCGGCAAGCCTGGGTACCGAACGCCTCAAGTTTGCGGCACAGCAACGCGCATCGGTGATGGCCTTCAACAACCAGCAAGGTGAGGCGCCAATGTTTACCGAGGCCCTGGAGGCCGAAGTGATCGAGCTGGCCGCACAGCGCAGCGATGAGGGTAAGCAGTGGTTTAACCGGGTCATGGGCATTCTCGGCAAGGGGCAGAAAACCGACGATCAGCGCTTCGGTCAGGTGCATCAGGCTGTTGAAGCGGTGGCGCAATCACAGGTTGATCTTGGCGAGCAGTTCAGTACTGCCGAACAGGAACGCCAGCAGGACAAAGCCGCTATCCAGAAGCTGACCACTGAACTTGCCGCACTTCGCCAGCAGCTTGAAGGGACGGACGGCAATTTCAGCCAGCGCCCGGCAGCAGGCGGTGGCGATAACGCGCAGCTCGCTGACTACTGATATCCATAACGAGAGATCCCGCACATGAGAAACCCTACCCGTAAGCTGTTTGACAGCTACGTTGCCCGCCAGGCACAGCTTAACGGCGTCAGCGCCGCTGCCGTTGCGGCACAGTTCAGCGTTGACCCGACTGTACAGCAGCGCCTTGAAGCGGCCGCTCAGCAGGATGATGCCTTTCTGAAGCTGATTAACGTCTTTGGCGTGGAAGAGCAGATCGGCCAGAAAATCCTGATCGGCAGCAAAGGCCCGCTGGCGGGCGTCAACAACAGCACCACCAACCGCCGCAATCCCGGCGCTAACGACAGGATGGATCCGTACAACTATCTGTGCCGTAAAACCAACTACGACTACGCCGTCAGCTACGCGCAAATGGATGCGTGGGCGCATCAGCCGAACTTCCAGCCGCTTATCAGTTCTGCTATGGCCCGTCAGATGTCGCTCGACCGCATCATGATCGGCTTTAACGGTACCAGCTACGCCGACCCGTCAGACCGCGCAGCGAATCCGCTGTTGCAGGACTGCGGCATCGGCTGGCTGCAAAAAATTCGTAATGAAGCTGCACACCGTCGCATTACCGGCGTGACGATCACCTCGCGTGACCAGAACAACGCCATTGTCGCCCAGGGCACCTATGGCAACGTAGCGGCGGCGGTCTATGACGCTAAAAACAGCCTCATGGACGAATGGCATAAGCGTAACCCTGACAACGTGGTGATTTTGTCCGGCGATCTGCTGACAACCAGCAATTTCCCGACCATCAACGCCATGAGTCAGACCAACCCGAACACCGAAATGCTGGCCGGTCAGCTGATTGTGGCGCAGGAACGCGTAGGCAACATGCCGACCTTTATCGCGCCTTACATGCCGGGTAACGCCATCCTCATCACGCCGTTTAAAAACCTCTCGATCTACTACCAGCGCGGTGGTCTGCGCCGGACGATCAAAGAGGAGCCGGAATACAACCGCGTGGCAACGTATCAGTCCTCTAACGATGACTTCATTGTTGAGGATTACGGCGCGGTGGCCTTTATCGACGGCATCACCTTCGCTGAAAAAGCAGAAGGCGGCGAGTAACTGTGCACAGGGCGGGCTCCGGCCCGCCGTTATTCGGGGAAGAGATAATGCTGACACCGGCACAAAAACATTTTCAGAAGGTCATGGCTGAGCGCCATGGCAAAACCGACGATCTTTCGGATACAGCCAGAACGGTGCACGAGCAAATCATGCACCGGCTGCGCATGGATCAGAGTGCATTGAAGCGAGTGCAGTCTGACCAGGCGAAAGCGGCCATGAAACGGCAGTTGCTGCCGCATTACGAGGGCTGGATCGAGGGCACGCTTGACGGCGACAGTGGCCGACAGGATGAGGTGATTGTCACCCTGATGGTCTGGGCGATTGATGCCGGTGATTACGCGCTGGCTGCCCGCATTGGTCGCTACGTCGTCACGCACGGCCTGCTGATGCCTGACCGCTTCAACCGTACCGCCGCTACCGTTCTGGTCGATGAGATTTGCGATCCGATTCTGGTGCAGGTCAAGGCAGACGACACCACCGACGTCACGCCATATCTGGCGGTACTCGATGAAGTGGCGGAGTTCACTGCCGACAGTGATATGCCCGACGTGGTTCGCGCCAAGCTCTGCAAAGTACGCGCCTTTGCGCTGCGTAATGGCACAACTGAAGAGCAGGCGGCCGCGCTGGAGTTACTGCGCCAGGCGCTGACGCTCGATGCGGGCGCCGGGGTGAAAAAAGAGATCGACCGGCTGGCTCGTGTGGTGAAAAAAGCCGCCGCACAGACAGGTGCCGACGGGGCTGATAGCACCGATGGTTCCGATGGCGCTGGCGATGCTGCCGGAGGCACCGCAGCGGACAGCGCGGGTGCAGGCGAAGCTGCAGCACCCTCAGAACCGGCGGCAGTGGCCAGCGCCGCAGCAACCAGAACCACCCGCAAAAGCACAACCCGTAAAACGGCAGCGCGCAAAACAACAGCCAGAAAAACGCCTGCCGCCAAAAAATAACCGACTTGCGCCCCGTGCGCTGGCGGCGCGGGCGGAGATTTGCAACGCATGGCGTTTGCTTTTCTCCGTCCGCTCACCGCCACCTATTCAGGAGATGACGCGATGAGCCTTGTAGCCGGTCGCACTGTTATCCCCTCTTCGGAGGATGTACCAGACACTGACGATGGTGGCGAGAAAGTCACTGCCGGAACGTTCTGGCCGGAAATCGCCCTGAGCGATGTGCGCATGGAAATGCGCATCAATGGCGCAGTGACAACCTCGCGCCTGAAGCAAGCCGTTATTGAAGGCGTGTCCCACACCCTCGATCAACTGGCTGACTGGCAGTCAATCCAGCTGGCGGCGGGGTATACCCGACTGGCTGATGTGCCAGCGGTCGAGGTGAACGGAGAAAGCGTGAAGGTTCATCGCTTCCGCCGGGCGGTATTCAGCATCGCCAGGGCGCACATCCTCGGCACTAACCGGGATGTGGACACCACCGGCGATGCAGGTGAGAAACGCGCCGTCGCGCTGGCTTCACAGGCCGATGATATGTGGCGTGATGCACGTTGGGCGATATCCGATATTCGCGGCGCCGTACGCAACACTGCGGAGGCGTTCTGATGAAAGTTCAGGCATTGCAGGGCGATACCGTGGATTTGCTGTGCCAGCGGCACTACGGCACCACACAGGGCGTGACTGAGATCGTCCTCGCCGCTAACAAAGCGCTGGCCGGTCAGATATTTCTCGACGCCGGCCAGGTGGTGGAACTGCCGGAAATCAGCAGCACCGCGACGCAGGAGACCGTACAGCTATGGACCTGATTAACCGCATCTGGAATGGCGTGACGTACTCCTGGTCAACGTTTCTGACGGGCGTTGGCGTCATGACGCAAAAGGACTGGCTCACCGCCGCCGGCATTCTGATTGGTATCGCCGCCGCTGCGTTGGGCGAGATGCACCGCCGCCGGATGGCGCGTATTCAGGAGACCAACAACACGCTGCTGAACGAACTGATCGACGCCATCCGCGACGACACCGAGAACCGCCAGGACGTTAAAGAGCTGATCCGCACCATCCGGGAGGCACCGCGATGAAAAAACGCATTATTGCCTGCTCAACCGCCGCGATCATCTCGCTGGCCGCCACGCTATGGCCGCAGGCGCTGCGAACCAGCCCGGAAGCACAGCTGAAAATGGCGAAGTATGAGGACTGTCGCAAGACCCCGTATTACTGCCCGGCGGGCGTGCTGACGGTGGGCATTGGCTCCACCTCAAAGGTAGAAAATCGCCAGTACGCCGAGGGCGAGATCGCCGAGCGCTGGGTTAACGATCTGATACGCGCCGAAAAATGCACGAACCGCGAGTTTAACGGCACCGCCGCACCGCAGAAGGTTTTCGAAAGCATGACCGACGGCACGTTTAACGTCGGCTGCACCGGTCTGGGCTGGTACACCAACAGCAAAGGCCAGAAGGTGCGAACCACCCTCTGGCGCCATGCGCAGGCGGGTAACTGGAAGGGCGTTTGCGAGCGACTGACGGACTTTGTGAACTCCGCCGGGAAACGCTCGCAGGGACTGGTTAACCGGCGGGTGGATTTTCAGGCGTGGTGCTTATCAGATCCGGCACTGAAGGGGGCGAAATGAAAGCGACTGCCATTCTTGCCATCGTGATGTTTGTTCTGCTGATTGCCGCCGTCAGTGGGTTTGCCTGGCAAAGCCATAAACGCGAGCAGGCAGAGCAATCGCTGACCAGTACCAAGGGACAGCTGAAACAGACCGGCGATTTGCTGACCGAGGTCAGGGCGCTACGCCAGGACGTCAGTCAGGTGGAAGCCGGGCTGAAGAAACTAAACCAGCAGCGCACCGTAACGGGAGAGCACCGACGTGAAAACATCAAAACCGCACTGGCCGGTAACGGCTGCGCCGTTGCTCCTTTGCCTGTTGCTGGCGCTGACAGCCTGTACCAACGAGCCGAAGAGGTCAGCACCGCTGATTATTCAGGAGCCCTTACCCGAAAGCCTGACGGCAAAAACTGACGTCCCGCCACCACCGGCCAGGCCGATGACGTGGGGCGGGCTGGCTGTCTGGACAGATTCATTACTTGACGCGCTGGATACCTGCAACGCCGATAAGGCGGGGATCCGTGAACTGGAATTGCGGCGCATAGCCAGGGGGATAAAGTGAAAAAAGCCGAACTACTACGCGCCGCGCTGATTGCCGGTAACACCTGGTGCAAAGCCAACCCGGAACAAATCACGGTCTGGGTGGAGAAAGGTCACATTCAGATCGAAGCGACCGGAGAAGCGTCGTTCATGTACCACTACACCATTCAGGTGCTGGCGATGGATTTCCCCGGCCAGATCGATGATCTGATGCTGCCGCTGCTGGCGTGGGTCTGGCAGCAGCAGCCAGACCTGCTGCTGAATCCCGACAATAACCGCAAGGTGGAGTTTGACGCCGATATCGTCAATGACGACGTCGCCGACATTCTGTTTAAGGTGCCGGTCTGGGAGCGCGTCATAGTGACAAATGACGCATTCGGCACGCCGAGGGCGGAGCACCTCGCCGAGTCCCGCCCGCGCTTCAACGGTGGCGAGTGGGAGACGGTCTTTGATCCGGAGTCCGGAGGCGCGCTGGTATGAGTAACGATCCGTCATTTCATCAGCTGGATGAGGTGTTTGCGGCCATTCTGGAGGGGGCGTCCGTACAAGGCCGCCTGCGCATGGCCAGAGGGATGGCCACGATGCTGCGCCAGAGCCAGAGCCGGCGCATCGGCAAGCAGGAAGATCCGGATGGCACGAAATATGAAGGCCGTCGCCGCAAGGTGCTGCGTGCGCGCGCGGGCATTAAATTTATGTGGCAGGGACAGGAAAGAAACCTGCGCAACTGGCGCACAACCCGCAGCAAGCGAGGGCGCATATTAAGCGGCTTTGACGTGGAGCGCGGGGCGCAGCGGTCATTCTATCGCGAGGACATTGAGCGCTATCTCGATATCAACCTGAGCGAGACGCGCCGCAATACCACTACCGCCGAGCCGATGTTTCGTCGTCTGCGTACCGCGAAATTCCTGAAGGCTCGCGCCACCGCCGATGGTGTTGAGGTGGGTTACTCCGGCGTAGCTGCCCGTATCGCCAGGGCGCATCAGGAAGGGCTACGCGATCGGATTAATGACAGCGGCGCGATGGCGGACTATCCACGCCGTGAGCTGCTGGGCCTGAGTAAAGCCGATCGAACAGCCATTTTCCGTCACGTGATCAACTCGCTAGGGGGGCGCTGATGGAGTTCGCCGAACTGCTTCGCCTGCTGGAGAACATCGCCCGCACCGGCACGGTGACGGAGATCGACGAGAAAAACGCGCGCGTTCGCGTGCAAAGCGGCGGGCTGGAGACTACCTGGCTGCGCTGGACAGCGCAGCGCGCCGGTGCGTTTAAGGTCTGGGTACCGCCATCTATTGGCGAGCAGGTCTGGTTCCTGTGTCTGGGCGGCAAGACCGACGTTGCCTTTATCGGCGGCAGCCTGTACAGCGACGACAATCCGGCCCCTGGCGCATCGCGCAATGAGATGGTGGTGACCGCACCTGACGGGGCGAAGTTTCGCTATGACGCGGAGGCGGGCGCATTGCAGGTGAAGGGGATTAAATCTGCCGTGGTTGAGGCGTCAGTCAAAATCACGCTGGACACGCCGGAGGTGGACTGTACCAACCTGTTGCGTGCGAAAAATCTTGATATTTCCGAGGGCGGGGAGATGCGCGGCAATTTCAATCACACCGGCGGGGCGTTCAGGTCTAACGGCGTGCAGGTGGATGACCACAATCACGGCGAGGTTGAGCGCGGCGGCGACTGGACGGTGGGCACAAAATGACAGAACGCTATCGCGGTATGAACGCTGCCGGCACCGGCACCCTGACTGATGAAGATCATGTGTGGCAGTCGGTTAACGACATTCTGCTGACGCCGGTCGGCAGTCGTCTGATGCGCCGTAACTACGGCTCGTTGTGCCCTGATCTTATCGACAGCCCACAAAACGACGTCACCCGCCTGCAACTGATGAGCGCGGCGGTGATAGCGCTGGCGGCGTGGGAGCCGCGGATTGTACTGGACACCATCAATGTGACGTACTCCGCCAGTGGCGCGGTGACTGCTGAGATGTCCGGGATGCTGACCGAGACGATGGAAAAAAGCACCCGCGCGGTGTCATTGAGGAGTAGTACCGATGCCGACAATTGACCTGTCCCAACTTCCATCGCCGACCATTATCGAAGAGCTCGATTACGAGACGATTCTCGTCGCTGTCAAGGCGGTCATGGTGGCGGCATTTCCGGAAGACGAGCAGTCAGCCGTTGCCGCTGCGCTGGGTCTGGAATCAGAGCCGCTGAACATCATCGCCCAGGCGATGGCGTACCGTGAGCTACTGCTACGCCAGCGTATCAACGAGGGTGCGGCCGCCTGCATGCTCAGTCATGCGACTGGCGACGATCTGGATAATATCGCGGCTAATCTGGACACGGAACGCCTCACCATCACGGCGGCAACCGACACCACCGACGCAGTAACGGAAAGCGATGAAGCGCTGCGCCTGCGCGCGCAGGCCGCGTTTGAGGGGATGAGCGTTGCCGGGCCGTCAGCAGCGTATGAGTATTTTGCGCGCAGCGCCAGCGGCCAGGTCTCTGACGCGCGAGCAACCAGCCCGTCACCGGCTGAAGTGGTGGTGGCAGTATTGTCCACTGAAGGGGATGGCACCGCGTCGGCGGAACTGCTGGCCGCCGTTGCCGCCGCCGTCAACGACGAGGAAGTGCGCCCCCTGGGGGACAGGGTGACGGTGCAAAGCGCGGAGATTGTCGGGTACGAGATTGACGCCACGCTGTACCTCTATCCCGGCCCGGAGTCGGAGCCGATTATTAACGCGGCAATGGCATCACTTCAGGTGTTTCTTGCGGATAACGATAAGAAAATTGGTCGCGATATTGTGCGTTCTGCTATCTCGGCGGCCCTGCACGTTCAGGGGGTACAGCGCGTCGTGATCAATACGCCCGCCGCTGATCTGCAGATCGATAACACCCAGGCCGCGCGCAATACCGGTTACACCGTGGACAACGGCGGGACAGATGAATAGCTCACTTCTCCCGCCCTCTTCAACGGCATGGATGCGCAGTGCCGAGAGCGCATCGGCCAGACTGTCGGCTATTACGGTGGCGCTTCGCACGCTGTGGACGCCGACCGCCTGCCCGGTCGATTTACTACCCTATCTGGCCTGGGCTCTGTCCGTGGACCGGTGGGACAAAAGCTGGCCCGCCGCTAAAAAAGTGGCAGCTATTCAGCAGTCCTACTGGCTGCATCGCCGTAAAGGCACTCGCGCCGCTGTGCGTCGGGTGATAGAGGATATGGGGTTTTCCGCCACGTTTGCGGAGTGGTTCGACGTCGGCGACGAGCCTGGAACATTCAGGCTTGAGGTGGACGTGAATGATGTTGGCATCACGCCAAAAACACTGGACGAACTCAACCGATTGATCGGCGATGCAAAACCGGTCAGCAGACATTTATCCCGAATGACCATATCGACCAGCTCCAGCGGGGATATCTGGACGGGACTGGCCTTATTTGATGGTGACGTTATCAGCGTTTATCCGCCGGGATATAAACCTGACGACAGCATTCACTATGACGCACAGCAGTATTTCTTCGGCAGCGTGTATTTTTCAGGAAAGTAATATGAATATTTCAGAAGCAATCAGTTGGGCTGATTTTATCTATCAAGTCTCCCGCGCGGATAGGGTTGAAGGAGGAACCGGCGGCGTTGCCAATATTCAGGCAAAGCAGCTGGCTGACCGCACGCAGTTCCTGAAAATGCTAATCGAGAGCATGTCAGATTACCGTGAGTATACTTTTTTTAAATCAGAATCAGACCCTGATGGAACAATTAGTGGGCTGGCGAACACCCCAACCGGGAAAATGTTTCGAGTCGCTCAGAATTTGAGCGATGAACTTGCGTATATTTATTATCTGAATGACTCAGGATCGGCTACCCCCTTTACGGCACTCCTTGGACGCGGGGCTATAACTCACAGCGTCAGGGAATTTCCATCGTTATCTGTAGCCCAAAATAATGTAGAGGCAGGAACTATCCTCGATGGCTCCAGATGCTGGGTAATGAACACTGCAGATGAAACACTGGCAGATGAGTACATCAATAACGGCGGTACGCTGGTAGCCACCGGGCGGAGCCTGTCATCAGCGGATTCTCTGTCCATCTTGCGGGAACTTGTGCAAAACAATCTTGAAGGGGATGAGGATAACGTCAGCCGCGTCATGGCCAGCGCTAATGATTTGGCTGAATCGTTGCGCAGCGTTTACCAGCGCTCGAAGATCACCATTAATTCAACCGGCGAATCCGGGCTTTCTCTGGATAATTCCGGGCTCATAATCTTTGATTCAGTAGTAAATGCTGATACATCCAATCCGCAGCATGTGACTGTAAAGGATTTTTCCGGCAGCACTGCACTCGATCTGTTGCTGTTACCCGGAGAATCATTGTCATCAGGCATACTGACAACACACTATGTTCAACGGGATTTCTTTGGGCTGCCGGTTTCTGACTTTATCGCCGAGTCCGGCGTTGTCCGTGCTGTTCTGAAGCTGGATTTGTCGTCTCAGGAGCTGAATGTATACCAGGCCAACGTGTTTGACAAAACAGGCATGTGGGCTGCCGTCACGCAGTTTGCTGCGCCGTTCGCGACAGCAAAATCAGTGTCGTCACACAGCGCCGGCGGCATTCAACTTGTCATTCCAAACGCAGATATTACGGCGGCCGGGTATGAACTGACAAAAGAGGGAGTTCAGCGATATCTGAGCGGGCTGGATAATCTCTTTTTCTGGTACAAAGTCACCTCCGTCGCCGCTCGCGCCGCCATTAACTTTGCTGTCGTGCCAGCCGGTGCTGCCACAGTTATTGCCGGAGCGAATGTCACTATTTCCGCATCGGCATACAGTGCGCCGGACATTCCCAAGGTCAATCTGGCGGCGATATCCCGCACCGCATCACAGAGAATACGTGAGCAAAATACCGTCAGGGCGACCACGCTTGCTCTGGCCTCTGGCGGGTTTTCGCTTCCGGAGCCGGGGATGGTGACCATCGGGGCTCAGGCATCTCAGCTTGACGCAACAGGCGCAGTTCATACAACCACGATCAGCAAGGCCGGGATCACTGTAGCCCGGCTTTACTGGCCGGGCGGGTCAAGCCGACTTGAAAACGGTACGATCACGTCTAAATTTCGCCCGTTCACACTGGATGACCTCACATTCCATTCCCGCGCTGAGTTAAGTTCGTCTCTTGTCCGGGTGCGGTATGTGCTGCCCGCAGGTTTTGGGCTGGAAGTTGATCTGAGTGATTTTCGTGTCATGGACACGTCCGGTCTTTTTGTGCCGGTTGCAACAGTTAACGGATCGACCACGACCCAGACGGCCGTCTCCGCATCTACAGTCGCCAATACCATTCAGTTTTCCGTTATGCTCACGGACCTGGCTGCGGCGGGGTACGGTGTTTCCGCCACGGACATTGACGATTCTGTCAGAGACTGGCTGGTTGAGTATGCAGATGAGTGCCTCTTTATGGCCTACACCGGGACGCTGAAAACGTACCGGGGCTATCAGGACTTCTTCAGTTTCAGTCTTGATGCAGGGGATTACACGCTGGATGCCCCTGCGTTCACCTACAGCGGTAAACGCTATGCGCTGAGCGGCAGCATCGATGTCTGCTACAGGCAATCTTTACCTGATGCTCTGCGGGGCGATTTCATCCGACTTGGCGCTGATGTCATGAACGCCACTTCCGTGGATATGACGAATATGCCGGTTCAGCTAAAAGTCAGTTTCCCGGCAGGGGCCGTTCCTGATACAAATGCTCTGGACGTCATGGATATGGATGGAAACGTATTTGAGTGTCAGTTTGCTGATGAGTTTCACCCCAATATTCGCACCGGGATTAATCGTGGTCGCCACCAGGATAAATCCCTGGCGTCAGGCTCGATCTTCATTCGGGACAGTATCGCCGCAGGCGCACAGAAATTTTATGAAGTCCGTGCGTATCGGAAGAGCATCCGCAGCGGATACTATCCAGGCCTGGTACCTTCCGCGAATGGCTACACTATCAGCGTTGGGGGGTATGTCTGGGAATTTAACGCCTCACAGGCATTTTTGCTGACAGCAGTAACGGACCCGTCAGGAACGCGGCATAATATTGCTCATGAGCTGCATTTTGCCTACGCATCCGGCAGCACAGTCAGTGAACCGCTGATCAGCCTGCGCCCTCGCATAAGACTGGTCAGCAGCGGGCCGGTATTCACCGAAGTGGAAATTACCACAGTGAATATGGGGGAGGGTTCCGTACCCGATGAGGCATTGCGTTCACTTGTCCGGGTTCGCCTGTTCAGCGGCGGTAAATGCCGGATCTACGTCATGACAACCAGCACCGTAGAACTGCCAGCATCCACGTTATACGGCGTCACATCGCGCATCAACTTTCTCGACGGTGCATACACCTATGATGCCGCGGCCATGACGGTTTATCACGACGACGAAACCAGCGGAAAACGCCTGTCGGTAACACTGGTTTCTGCAAACGGTGATACACACCGTGACGGCACAACATATGGTCCGAACCGACCGATGAGAGCGATTATCCTGACGCCGTCACCCACCACCACCCGGATGTATGCGGGCTGGCAGTTTACCTCAGTGAGCGATGCATCATTTACTGGCTGGACTGTGCCGAAAAACTGGACCTGGTCCCATGAGTTCTGGATCGATATGGAAACTTCGGTGACGAGTGCCGCATCCGGGACAACCGCGCGTGAAATTGTCAACCTGACGCAGAACCTGCCTGCCGGGTTCATTGGAGAGTGCGGGTTTCCGGCTGTCAGGCGTCGCGATGTCATGGACTGGATAGTTTGCCACGTCTCGGGGACAATGGAATGGTTTAACAGTGCCGCCGCCACGCCGTACGGCGGGGGAACCAGTACCACCAAACTGTTCCACTCATACACCTGGGAGGTAATGAAGCTGGTAAAAACCGGGAAAAGCACCCTGGATGCAGTTTACTTTGCTTTTAAGGCTTACATGACAGCCCGATGGGGAACCATGACGGAGGTTGGCCCGCTGTGGACCAGTGGCTCACTGCCGATGCAGTTTTCGTCCCGGCTTGTCGTCCCGGTCTGGCAGTACCTGTATGACCTTTCCGTTTCGGCAGGTGGCACAGCTAAGGTTACAGAGCTGAAAGCCGCCATTAAAAGCTACGCCGACGCCATCCTTGCCCATTACCAGACGTATGGCGGAGTCCCGGTTGACGGGCGGCAAAAAAATTCCGGGCCGTCCAACAGTAACGCAACGGCGCTGCGCGTTTTTGCGCTGGCCATCCATGCCGGTCTGGATACTGACGGCTCGTATCTGTCTGCGTTTAACGGCATTGAAGCACTGCTGACTAATCGCGATGGATTCATGAAGGCTGAGGGCATTATCACGGACGGTCCGTCAGAACGCCCATCAACCGGCAGGTATCTGCACTACCAGCTGTTTGCAGCGAATAACTATGTTATCGCGTGCAGGCTGCTGGGGAGAGTGCCGAAATTTGATTGTGTGAATCTGGCGCTGCAGGCCGCAACGGGAGGTGGCGGGTTTAATGAAATTGATTACTGCATTTCAGAGAGTCGCAGGGGGAGTGCGAACACCATTTCGTTCGCGATGATGCCGCTGATTCTGTCGGAACGTCCGTCGGCATTAAATCTGACGTCAGCTCTGGTCGATGTAATGAAAACCCAGTACGGACCGCGCCCTGGGTTCCCACTGCGTTTTTATAATTTTGACGGGACAACATCTGCGGGCCAGTCGCTGCAGGACATCAGTTTTGTGGCAACGACGCTGGCGGATATCTGGCTGTACTACAACATTTAATGAACTGAGGTCATGGATGAATGGACGGTCCACGTTAAAGGTACTGGCGCAAGAATCTGAATGACCCGGGGTAAAATCAATGACTAAAAAATACACTGCCATACTGACAGCCGCGGGAGTGGAAAAACTGGCCGCAGCCGCACTATCTGGCATTCCCGTGGGATTTGCTGAGATGGCTATTGGTGACGGAGGTGGCACGCTCCCAACTCCCTCCAGTGAGCAGCCCGGCCTGATTAATGAATTGTACCGCTCCAGACTTAACCGCGTGGTGATTGCAGACCAGGCAAATAACGTCATACGCGCGGAACTGCTGATCCCTCCGCAGGTAGGCGGATTCTGGCTCCGCGAAGCGGCGCTTTATGATGAGGATGGCAATTGTCTGGCGGTGGCAAACATGCCGGAGTCGTACAAGCCTTTACTGGCTGAAGGGGCTGGCCGATTCCAGGCGGTCAATTTGTGGATAGCCGTCAGCAATACTGCCAGCGTGGAGCTGAAGGCCGACCCGTCCGTTATTATGGCAACGGTGGAAGAGGTTGCCCGCGCCAAAAGCGAAGCGAAAGATTACACCGATGAGGTGACTGGTTCGCTGAATACGAATGTTCAGCAGGCTATTTCTGACGCTATTGCAGCGGCAAAGCGTGATTTCTGGGAGGATGAAAACCCGGTCGGCACGGTGAAGTTTTACGCGCAGAACGTTAACCCTAACGAGCGTTATCCGTGGTCGAAGTGGGTTTATACCGGCGAAAACAAAACGATCCGCGTCGGCAAGGCTGACGGTTCGGACGTTGCCACGACAGGCGGCAGCGATACTGTGACCATTGAACGTGCCAACCTGCCCGCCGTGCAGATTGATGTGAGCGGCGAAACCAGCGAGCAGCCTGAGCAAACACTGACTACAGCGGAAAATGGGGCGCATAACCACCAGGGCGGTGACGGTGCGCCGGGTGAACAGTGGCGGGAAGGGACGCACGGCACGGATAACCAGAAGGACGCTAATTTTAACCTGACCAGTGATGCGCCTGCGCACTCGCATGACGTTGTTATTCCGCCGCATAAACACTCGACAACCGGCAAAACCGCCAACCTCGGCGAGGGTAAATCGTTCAGCGTGGTGGAAGCCCACACCCTGCTGATGTGCTGGGCGAGGGTGGCGTAGTATCGAGTAACGTCGAAAATGACAGTGCTGCAGCATGGTCAAAAATGGCGATGTTTGCCGGTATAACAAAGCCCCTCGATGAGGGGCTTTTTGCTGGTTAAAACAGGCTGCCGAGGGAGTTTGATACCGAGTTAACGGCTTTGGTTGCGCTGGTTTTGAGATCATCCAGCACGTCACTGACCGAGGACGTCTGTAGCTTCTCGCGAAAATCTGCATCCGCGCGACTCAGGCTGATCGTGAACTCAATCTTTTTTGGGTTGCCGTAGCGATCAAACTCCGTCTTTCCCCGCTCCAGCCGCGTCATTACGTACATCCCGTAAATCTGCCCGTCACCTTCAATCAGCGGCCAGGGGCGACCGGCAAAGCCGATTGTCTCCAGCGCCGACAGTGACCACCGCCCGCCGGTGATTTCCGGGTATAGCACACCGTCAAGGGTGATCGTATCGTCACCCGGCCCGATATACTGCCAGGCCGCCGACTGATTAACCCGGTCATTTTTAACGTGTCGCCACTCCTGCGAGTGCCGAAGCTGCTGATACGGGACAGTGCGCAGCGTAAAAACAAACATCCCGAATACCATCATCATAGTGATAATCCCCTTTATTCCCGATCGCGGTATGAACCACGGTTAGCTTTGCGGGTGCTGGCCATCGCATCACGCACAGCGTTGCGAACCATTTTTTCAAGCTCCTGATCCGAGCGTTTGCCGACGTCGTTAAAGACCAGCTGGAAGAACGGCGCAGCACCCGACGAGGCAGCGACCGGCGCAGATGTTGCCCCCTGTGTCGCCGTCGGTACCGACAGAACACCACCGGCCGCAGCAGCAGACACGCGCGGCACAGGTTGCGGAATAACCCGCGCTTCCTGATAGGCACCACGCAGCGCAAGTGCACGCGGCAGGTTTTTAAAAACAATATCGCCAGGGCCAACTTTCTTCGTGTTGTTGGCCGTAGCTTTGGTATTCGTCTCGATGTTTTTCAGGTGTCCCTGAACTCCTCCGCCATTACCACCGAGAGGCGAGGAGGGAGATGAAACAGATGGTTTCCATTCTTTTTTAACCATTTTTTTCTGTTTCGGGTCCCATTCCCACATAACAGGTGACCAACCCCATTCCTTCTGCACCATCTTTTTCTGTTTGGGATCCCACTCCCATGATGTGGGGGGCTTGGTTGTGATGCTATTGGCCTTAGCTTTGGCTGCATCAAGACTGGAAGGGATCGCGCCAAGTTTTTCAAGAAGCAAGGAAACGCCTTGTGTTAGCAAGCGCAATGGGGTGAAAAGCAAATTAAGAGCGGTACCGAGAATTTCACCAAAAGTTTTTCCAGCACTGGCGCATTTATCCAGCGTGTCTTTACTGGTCTGCATTGGAGAGAGTAAATTCTTAAACCATCCCCATATCGCCTTAATGCCATCACCCAGCACTGAAAAAACGGGCGCCAGTGCTGAAAATGCATTCCTGAGTGGGGTTAGTCCATCCCAGACTCCGCTAAGAAATCCACCAAAGAATGCTTTAATGGGCTCCCAGAATTTCCAGATCACTAACCCAGCAGCAACAAACGCCAGCGCAATCAGGCCGGGAAGGCCCAGCAGGGTGGCAAGAATAACGCGCATCCCGGAAAGCACCAGATTGAGCCTGGCGACACTGGAAGTTGCGGTAATTGAAGACAACCCGATGTTTTGAATTGCCAGCCTCAGTTTCGCAAAGGGGCCAACGTAGAAACTGACGGCGAGACTGGCTACACCAATAGCCCCTGTAAGAGCAACCAGCGCCGCAGCGACAAGGACGAGTGTTTGTGTCAGTTCCGGGTTTTCGCTCGCCCATTCGCGAAGATGATTAACAAACGTGGTCAGCGTCTGCGTGATTATCCTGAGACTGCCATCCATCCCCGTCAGCACCTCCGTGCGCAGACCGTCAAATGCGCCGCCCAGCTTGCCGATATCTCCGGGCAGGTTATCGCGCAGGGTATCACCCAGCCTGTCGGCGCTTCCCCTGGTATCGCCGAGACGATTAGAGACGTTCGCCAGCGCCGAAAGAAACGCCGGGATCTGATCGATAGACAGGTCTTCAATCGGGGTACCAAAAAGCGAAATCGCGGCATTAGCCCGCGTCGCTGGATCCTGAATAGACAGCAGTCCTTTTGCCGTCTTCTCCATCGCCTTGCGCGCGCTTTCGCCGCCCGTGGCTATAGCCGATGACATGACAGCCGCATCAAGGCCGATCGCCTTATAGGCGCTGACGCTGTTCTTTGACATATCGGAGCCACGGATCGAAAACTCCTTGATCGCATCCCCGGTCTTGTCCAGCGCAAACTTACCCTGTTGCGCCATGCTGACCAGCAGCGACATGGTTTCCGCGCCGGTGAAGCCCATATTGCGGAAGTGGGTAGAATATTCGTGAAGGATTTCCGGCATCTCGCCGCGCATCCGTGTTGAAACGCGCTGCATCCCCGATGTAATAAGGTCGAACGCCTCATCGCTGCTACGGGCCAGGCCGTTTTTCATCATGATTGCAGCCATCTGGATCTGCTCTGTCATATCCCCGCCCAGCGCGGTTTGCAGATCCAGCGCCTTGCGGGAAATACGCGTCAGCTCATCGTCACCCACCTCGCCGAGGGCGCCCAGCGTACTGCGAACGCCCGCCACCGCCTCGGATATACGGGCAAGATCGCGACTGACGCCAGCGGCGTTAATATCCTGAATGATGCGGGAGTAGCGACCGCCGGATGCGGCACCCTCACCATTCTGGGCAGCAATAACGGAGGCGTGCTCCTGAGTCTGGATTTGCGGTGCCATCAGCCGTGCGCCCAGATAGCCAGCCCCGGCACTCGCCGCCGTCATCACCAGACCAGCACCACGCATCTTGCCGGCAATCTCTTTCGCGCGGTCATACTGCATGCGCGCTTGCGTGGCCGCCGCGAGCTGGCGACGTTCGCGCTCAAGGGTCTGGTTATATTGCTCTGTTCGGCGAATGGCGCTGGCAATAGTCTGACTGCCGCCCGCAAGGGAAACGCCGTGGCGACGGAGCGCCTCGGAGGCTCCCCGGAGACTCTCGGTCTCTTTATCGCGTCGGACTTTGAGACGATCCAGCTTCGCCGCGAGATCGGTCATCTGCTGGCGTTGCTTATCCGTCAGCGTGGCACCTGACCGCTGGGCCTGCTTCAGTCCTTCCAGCGTGCGGGTGGTGTCGTCGATAGTGCGGGAGGTTTTTTTAACGCTGTCGCGTAGACGGTTGAAGGCGGCAGATTGCCGCTCAACCTCTTTGATTGAACCCTGCGTTTGCTTGAGGGAGTCCGAAAGGCCGCCAATCGCTTTACTGGCGGCACTGACCGGACGGGTGAGCTTGTCAATGGCACTGAACGCAACGCGAATACTAAGATCCATCGTCGTCATCCTCCTGTTCATGGTTGCCGCTTCTGATGGCCGCCTTCTCGCGCCAGGCCATCAGCTCGCGCAGCTCCATGCCGTACATCTCGGAGGGCGGCCAGTGAAAAATAACTGCAATGTCGGCGATCAGATCGTCGACGTCAGAAAATACCGCCTCTCTTATTCGCTCTCCGTCTCCGCCGCGTTCGGTACGGACGGCGCCGGTTTCGTCAAAAAAGGCGTAATCTCTTCGCAGATGGCGGTAAAGTCACCGGTTGCCATAGTGCCAACATCAGAGGTGGTCAGTGATGGTGTGGTGACGCGAGTCAGCAGCGTAGAGACCGCATCGAAATCGAAGTTCAGCACATCAACCAGACGCAGGCCGCGCAGGGAGCCGGCCTGTTTGATATTGTCGTTGATGGTGATAGTAGTAATTTCCTGATCGCCGCGCTTAATCGGCTTACTGAGAATAATGGACATAACAGTTTCTCCGGGCGGCACTCTGGCCGCCTTAAAGGTGAGTAAAAAGGGTTATCAGCTGCCGAGGCCCAGCGCCGACATAATGCGATCCGGATAGAGATTCTGACCGTTCCGCTTGTAGATGAAGTTCAGCAGGTCGATTTCCAGCAATGGCTTATCGTCCACCGACAGCTTGTAGTAGGTGTTTTTGATGGCGTAAGTGTGGTTGGTGTCATCACCCTGCTTGGCATCACCTGGATCGATTTCGGTGATACGCCCGCGCATCTCAACTTCCAGCAGTGAGCTGGTGCCGCTGCTGTAAATCTCGCCGACAAAGCGCAGGCGCATTTCGTCGATATCACCGCCGTATTTCAGGATTAGCTTTTCGACCACACCGCCAACAACCATTGACGCATCAAGCGCCCCGGAATCCAGTCCCAGATCGACAGCAACAGCGCCCACCATGCCGCCGCCCTGATAGTCTTCGGTCTTGCGCGTCACTTTTGGCAGCGTCACGCTGGGAACCTTGCCGATATGGTTCACGCCGTCCACAAAGACGGTGAACAGCCGGAGTTTTTTAGGAATAGCCACTATTCACCTCCCAGCGATGCAAAAGCAGATTCGTAATACTGATCGGTGAACGTCTGGATCATCGTCAGATCTTCCAGCGGTGGCACAGGACTGTAGTTATAGCGCACAACAACCTTCCCTTGACGGATGCCCGTAACCGGATTATCAACGACGTCATACCAGCAGGCCGCACCAATCAGCTTGCCCGCCGTGACCAGCGCCTGAAGTTTGGCGTTAATCCCGCTCACCACGTCTTTCACGTTCGCAGGGGTCAGCGGGGTATCCACAGTGGTGAACTGCGCTTCCGCGATGCTGTCTGCCAGAATCTGCGCGGTTCGCGTGTACACCTCGAAAATGAATTCTTCGGTGTCGGTGGTGCGGTTGCCCCAGAAGCGGAAGCCGTCGCGCTTAATGAGCGTGGTGATCTCGTTGGCGTTCAGCTCGTTGGCGTCGGAATCTTCCGCCTGCAACGCCCAGAACACATCCTTCGAAATCCCCAGCACGTTTTTGACCGGCACGTTTGACAGTGATTTATGCCATCCCTGCTCGCTGTCGATTAGCGCCCGCAGACCCAGCGCATAAGCCACGGCAGGGAATTCTTCATTCACACCGGTTAGCGGGTTATAGGCTATGAAGTTCGGCCAGATCAGCATTCCTTCGCGTTCTGCAAACGTCTCGCGGTAGGTTTTCGCTTCCGCAATGGTGTCGCAGCCGTCGCAGTAGCTGTATGAGAACGCCCGCAATTGCTTCGCGATAACCCGCAGCTGTGCGGTCACTTCGGCGGTGTCGTACTCCGGAATGCCGAGAATGCGCGGACGATAGCCGGTTTTCTGCTCCGCCGTCAGAAAGGCAAACATACCCGTGTAACTGCCGTCCGCCTGCGTGCCGCCGATAATCAACTGCGACTGCGTTGGCTTGCCTTCACCGATCTCAGCTTCGGCAACGCGCACAACGATCACGCGGGTGCTGACCTGGTCGGAAATAGCTTTCAGCGATTTGTAGAGCGAACCGGTTTTACCTGCTTTGCCGAGTACGCTGATAACCCGCGTCACAAGCACCGGAGTGTTAAGTGGGAAGGTGGCGGGGTCGGCGTCTTCGGATACCGCGACCAGACCAATGACCGTTGAATCAATGTCATTGATCGCGGTCTGGAGGTCGGTATTTTCCTTGACGCGCGCCCCGTGGAAAAAGTTGTCGGTCATACTCTACCGCCATCATGTTGAGTGAGTTCGCGGTCATCTTCGCCGGGATAGGGGCCGCTGTCGTGCATTCAGGGTTGTGACCATCCCGCCACAACAAAAAGCCATCGCCAGTATCACGCGCGCATGAAACCATCAGCGGCGGAGGTAGATTCATGGCACTGACGACAGACACTATCGACAAAGCAAAAGCGTTACTGGACGAAGGGGCGCAGCGATTCCAGGACTATCAGTCCGAACTGTCGCGCGTACCGGCCTTCAGTATACTGATGGGCGGCAAAGCACTGACGCAGCTGGATCCGCGCATTATTTCGCTGGAGCTGACCGACAACCGCGGATTTGAGGCCGACGAGTTGACCATTGCTATCGACGACAGCGACGGATTGATCGAGCTGCCGCCGCGTGGTGCTGAGCTATCAGTATCGCTAGGGTGGCAGGGCGAACCACTGGTTTACAAAGGGGTTTACACCGTTGACGAGGTCGCCCATTCGGGGCCGCCGGACAAGCTGGAGATCACCGCCCGCAGCGCGGATTTTCGGGACGAGTTCAACGTCAAGCGCGAGGTGTCCTGGCACGACGTGACGGTCGAGCGCATCGTGTCGGCCATCGCCAGGCGTTACAAACTGACGCCGGTGATTTCCGAGCAGCTGATGAGCGCCGAGATTGATCACGCCGACCAGACCCAGGAAAGCGATATGTCATTTCTGACGAGGATGGCCGACCTGCTGGGGGCCATTGCCACCATCAAAAACGGTAGCCTTCTGTTTATCCTGCCGGGTGGTGGCGTCAGCGCGAACGGCAAAGCCCTGCCGCAGTTTGCGATCACCCGCTCCAGTGGCGACCGGCATTCCTTCCGCATCGCCGACCGTGACGCTTACACCGGCGTGCAGGCGTACTGGCTGGATCTGGAGTTTGGCAAAAAGAAAAAAGTCACAGTCAAGGCACGAAAGAAAAAAACTGAGAAGAAGCCGCGCAGCAGCGCAAGGGAAGGGGATTATATCGCCGGTGAAGACGGCAACGTTTTTGTTTTGAGGACAACTTACAGCAGCGAGATCGCCGCTCAGCGTGCAGCTGCTGCCAAGTGGCAGCAGCTTAAACGCGGTGCCGCCGAGTTCTCTATGACGCTCGCATATGGCCGTGCTGACTTGTACCCGGAAATGCACGGTACGGTATCAGGATTTAAGACGGATATTAATAATCAGGACTGGATAATTGCGAAGGCCACGCACACGATCGATGAGGGTGGATTTAAAACGCAGCTGGAGCTTGAAGCGAAAATCCCCGAATGGATTGCAGAAACGGAGTCATAGCAGCCATAATAACGGTGAGTTCAACTCCCGCCCGGGAGGCCATCATGTTCAAGTGTCCCATTTGCGGTGCCGTTGCTAAAACGCGCACCAGTCGCCCATTGAGTAATACCACCGTTCGCCATTATCACCAGTGCCAGAACTTTGAATGCAGTATCACATTCACCACCCTGAACAGCGTTGAAAAACTGGTAACAAAGCGCGGCCATCGCGAAGAGTTGCCGCCGGGATTTATCCCCTCAGATGCGTTCCCATCATCACACTATGGCGACGCACAATTAAGCCTCGCCGTATAAAACTAGCCCCGCATTTCGCGGGCTGTTTCTTGCCAATCCAGACCAATCCGATAAAATAAAAATGTTTTGTAACAAATAGCAATTAGTAAATAATTAAGGGGATGCTTTATGGCTTTGGTCAGTTGTCCTGAGTGCAGGAAGGAAGTAAGCGATTCAGCTTTGAGATGCCCATCTTGTGGCAAACAGCTAAAAAAACCTCGTCGCTCAATTTTTGGGAAGTTAATAAAATGGGCATTCATTCTGTTTAATATCTTCATGATCTACGCTGTTTTTAAGGGATTAGGTGGCAGCGGTGAGGTGATCAGTCAAGCCTCATCGGACGCGGAAAGAGCCGGGGCCGCTTTGGGCGCGGGATTGGGAATGATGGCCATTGGTACTATTTGGGTTATTGGCGATATTGTCATTGGAATACTGGTGTTCCTTACAAGACCAAAGGGATGATCTCATGAAGAAAAGCTTTGTTTTCATTGTGACATTTTTAGCCGCTTCCGTTTCTTTGGCTACTCATGCTCAAGAGGAACCAAGGGACTTTAAAGGAGTTCTTCAGTGCCGAACGATAGAGGATAGCTCTCAGCGCCTTTCTTGTTACGATAATTCAATTCCACCTACGCGAACGAAGAGTGCTAAAAAATTTGAAAGTAGAGATCAATGCCCTGATGAAAAAACGGATGAGGGGCGCCTGACCTGCTATGACCGATTTTTCTCACCAACGTTTAAACCAACGAGTTCAGCCAAAACCACACCTTCAGGTTCAGAGGTTGGTAAAAACGAGGTGATCAGTAAAGAAAAGCTAATTGAATGCCGCTCAGAAATAAATGGAACCAAACGATTAGCATGTTATGACAAGCTTTTCCCTCAAGATATAAAAGAGGAAGTTGCGCCCGCTGCGGTAGAACCAGCTCAGAACCCTGGAAAATGGCTGACTCACATAACAACATCTCCGGTTGATGACTCGAAAAACGTGGTTTTAATGCTGCCTAGCAATGATTCCATCAGAACCCCATACGGCGAGACAGTTACACCAACGATTTTTGTAGCCTGCCGTGAAAAGAAAACTGAAGTTTTTATTAATTGGGATGTGTATTTAGGGCTAGAGGAAACGAGCATGCTTTACCGGTTTGATAAGCAAAAAGCGGTGGAAAGAAGCTGGTCAATTTCTACTGATACCAAGGCCGTTTTTTACAGTGGGCGGGATATTGATTTTGTTAAAGCCATGACGAAAGCCGATAAGATGTTCGCAAGGATAACTCCTTACAACGAAAGCCCGGTGTCTGTAACATTCGATTTGGCGGGACTCAATAGCGCACTGAAACCATTACAGCAAGCCTGTGGCTGGAAATAG